CATTTTAAATCTTAAATTTGTATCGTTATGAGTAAAGAACTAAGTAAAGAACAAGAATTGGAAAGTAGTCTTATGAATTTCTCTTGGGATAATTCAGAAGATTTTTTTGGAATTACACCTGAAATTAAAGAAACTGAAACACAGGAAAAACCTATATCAAAATTAAAACAGGTTGAAGATGACGATGATGATGAACCTGTAAATCTTGATGATAAGAAAGTTACTGAACCTGAAAAGGAAAAAGAAGTTTTTTTTGATGAAGATGAAGAAGAGGTTTCACAATCAAAGTCATCATATTCAAATGTATATAAACTACTTAAAGAAAAAGGAGTTATATCAATTGATGTTGAAGATGAAACTGAATTTAATGAAGAAACATTTGCTGATGTTATTGAGCAGGAAATAGAAGCAGGTTTAGATGAAACCATTAAAGCTTTTATGGATGACTTAGATGATGATGCAAAAGCATTCTTAAAGTTTAAAAAAGAAGGTGGTGACACTAAACAGTTTTTTAAATTTTATAGTGAAGTTTCTCAAATACCAACTCCTACAAGAGGAGATTCTAAATCTGAAGAAAAGTTTTTAAAGTATTATTATAAGGCTTATGAAGATTTAGATGATGAAGATATAGATGATAAGATTGAGTTTTTAAAAGAAACAGGTAAGCTTTCTAAGTATGCTCAAAAGTATCATGAAAATGTAGAAGAAGAGATTGAGCAGAATAGAGAGGAAGCAATTAAGAAGCAACAGTATTATCAGTTACAACAAGAAGAACAAAGAAAGCAGTATGTTAAAGAATTAAAAGGTTTAATTGATGATGCTGATAATATTAAAGATTGGAGTATTACTCAGAAAGATAAGAAAGTACTTCATGGGTATATGACAAGAGCTTCTGTTAAAGTTTCAGAAAATCAATACCTTACTCAGTTTCAAAATGATTTACAGCAAGTATTTAAAGATAAAGAAAAGACTATTTTACTTGCTAAACTTATCAGTAATGATTTTGACTTAACTGATTTAAAGGAAAAAGCAAAGACAGAAATAATTAGAGAAACAAAATCTAAGCTTACAAATAGCAAAGTTTCTCCTATCGGCAATAAAGGTTCTCGCAATAAAGGTTTGGCAGATTATTTTTAATTAAAACAAAAAAGTAAATTTTAAAAAATGGCACAATTAAATAATAAGTTAGTAACTAAACAGATGCCTTGGCATGCTAATATGACAGACCTCAATCACTTGGGTGCTGCTCTTATTGCAAAGCCACATGTATTTGAATCAGTAATGACAAGGTTGTTTTCAGCCACTCGTTATTCAGATAATCCTATGACTTATATCCTATCTATGATGGGTAAAGAAGAAGAGATTACTTCTAATGAATGGGAATGGGGATTGAGAACAGGTATGACAAGACCACTTGTTGTAGTTGAAAACGTAGAAGCTGTAGCTAATACAACTCCTGGTAAACTCAAACAAAACTTCAAAATTAAACTTGATGAAAACTGGTTTGTTCCAGGTGATGTTCTTCACCCTGGTACTACTAACAAAAAGTATCAAGTTCGTGTACAAGAAGAACCATACAGACATGGTAAAGGTTGGATTTATACAGTACGTCTAATGACTGACAATGCTGCTGACTTCCTTCCTTTGACTTATCTTACTCCTGGTACTCAATGGGCAAAACTATTCTCTCAGTATGAAGAAGCAGGTGAACAGAGTGGTTCAACTCAATACTCACTTCCTATTACTTTGAAGAACAGACTTTCTCGTTTCCGTAAAAAATATCAAGTAACAGGTGATGCACACAATCAAGTTCTTGCAGTTAAAGTACCAGATCCAAATGGTAAAATGCATGATACTTGGATTAAGTATGCTGAAGTAGAATACTGGCAACAATGGTACAAGGAACTTGAAAGAGGTTATTGGTATTCTCGTAGTACAGATTCTGTACTTGGTGCCAATGGTAGACCTATCTATTCAGGCCCTGGTATTCAAGAGCAATTGGAAGATTCTCACATTCATCGTTATACTCATCTTACTGCTACTCTAATTGAAGAGTACTTGATGGACATTTTCTACTCTCGTGTTAAACCTGGTGGACAACGTAAAATCAAAGCATACACAGGTGAATATGGTATGATTATTTTCCATCGTGCTATCCAAGATTGGATGGAGAAAAAAGGTTTCATTCAAGTTGTTGACCAATTGTTCATTAACAAAACTTCTTCTGATTATAATGAGCAAGCTCTTGCTGCTGGTTATCAGTTTGTTAAGTATAGAATGGCCAATGGTGCTGAACTTGAATTGATTCACAATCCATTGTATGATGACCGTGAAATCAACTTTGAGATTGACCCAGTTACAGGTTATCCTACTGAATCTATGCGTTTTACTTTCCTTGATTTCTCAGGACAAGGACAGCAATCTAACATCAAACGTATTAAGAAGAAAGGTGGTATGTCATTGATTTATACAGCAGGTCTTGTTACTCCTTATGGTCCAGTTAACAACAAACTTGCTTCTCACTCTGGTGACTACTATGAGATGCACGTTAAAGACCAATGTGGTGTACACATTGAAGACGTATCTCGTTGTGGAGAATTGATACTTTCTCGTTCTTAGTTGTCATAAATAGTTTTAATAAAAGGGGAGCATCCCTCCCCTTTTATTTATAAGTAAATAATTAAATTGAAATATTTAAAAAGTAAATTATGAGAAATGCAAACATTGTAGAAATTAGGCCAATTGAAATAAAGAAATGGCATGGAAAAACAGGTAAAGATTCATTTACCCAAGAACACAGTTCACAAGTATTATATAATGCTCAAACAGGTAGATATGATACTGGACTTTCAGAAGAAGAAATTAAACAGTATGGTGGATTGATGGGAGTAGACTTAAGTGATACTTTTAATCCTAATCAACCACATCCATATTGGAGTACTAAAACTGCTCATCTTAAATTTCCTAATAGCACTCTAATCCTTGACATTACTAAACCATTGGATTACATTAGAGTAAAGAATTATAAAGCTTCACCATTTGTAGCTAATTCAGAAAAGGAATATCAAGATGGAATGTGGCCATTAGCAACTCACATTCTTTATGATGAAGGTGAACACATTGAAATTGAAGCTCACAGACTTAATAAGAAAAAGGAAGCATATAAAATTGTTGACAAACTTACTAAGGAACAAAAAGTAGCTCTTATACAGATTATTCTTGATACATCAGTAAGAAAACAATCTAATGAATACATAGATGTTAAGATTGGTGAGATTATAGAAGGAGAGTTTATCAATGACTTATTGAAACTTTCTAAAGCTGATAAGAATTACTTGTATATAAAAGGAATGGTAGTAGAAGCATTATATAAAAATATACTTACCAAAGAAGGTAGTGGTATTTATTATATGTCAGACATTCTTGGACACAGCATTGATGATGTTACTGAGTATTTCACTAATCCTCAGAATCAGGAAATCAAAGCAAGAATCCTTGAGAAACTTAATTAGATTTAAATCATGGATGTTAGAGCAATGCATTATGACTTAAAAGTCAAACTTAATAAAGTAGATTCACAGCAATTTAGAAACCTTAGAGTTCCTGAAATTGACTGGCTGCTTAATGAAGCACAAGAAGTATTTATTAAGAAAATTGCTCAACCTCGCATTAAAAATGGATATGGATTTGAAGTAAACCAAAGGAGTATAGATGATGTAAGAACTATTGTTGTAGATAGTCTAACCCCTTTGGTTATTTCAAATTTTAATACGCAGGACAATTCATATCAAGCTGCATTACCTGCTGACTATATGTTTTTTATTTCAGGCTATGCCTGTATCACAAAAGGAGAATGTGAAAATCAAAGAGCAAGATTATATGTTAAACAACATGATGACTTGCATGAAGAATCTCCTTTTGATTCAAGTTCATTTGAGTGGAGAGAAGTGAGTGTTAGATTTTTTAAAAATGGACTTAGAGTATTTACTGATGGAACCTTTATTGTAGAATCTATATGTGAGTTTAATTATCTTAAGAAGCCTGCTTATATACAGAATGCTCAAGACTATGTAGGGGGAACTTATAATTTACCAAATGGAACTCCTTTAGTAGGATTTCAGAATTGTGAGTTACCTGAACATACTCATAGAGAAATTGTAGACTTAGCAGTTTTGATTGCCACATCAGCAGCTACACATATTCAAAGGTCAGGTATGACAGCTTACTCACTAAGTTGTTATGAAGCTGAAGCACCACACATTGTTGACATTTACAATTTCTCAAATGTCAATTGTGAAACTACTTATTCTTTCAAAGTAGAATTTAGAGGTAACTCACAAGCATATCAAATGTTTGGTTTCAATCAGTTCTCTAAAACATTCTCTGTAACTACTGGATGTTGTGGTCCTGATTGTGATTGCCCAACAGGTGATTGCAATGAACTTGCTCAACTTCTTGTTGCTGCAGTTAATGCTGATACTGATGGTATTATCAAAGCTGAGTTTGTAGATTATACTGACCCATTGCTTCCAGTAGCAGTTGCTGTTGGTGACATACAAGCATGGCTTGATGATGTTGCTAATGCAGGTAAATGTATTGGTGTACGTCTTACAAGTATTCCTTCTAAAGTTTATACTTATTGTCAGATTCCTGCTCGTTACTACAAGATGATTCAATTCAAGATGATTACATCTTTGCTTGAACCTCTTAACTGTGGTGCAACTTCTGTAACTTTCCAAGAACCTGCTTTTGGTAATGGTCAAGGAAAAGATATTGGATGGTTGGAATATGAAGCTGGTGGATATAATGGCAACCCTGGTCCTTACAGAGTAGGTGAACTTGCTGGTATTCCTCTTGGTTCATTCAGAAGATTGTCTACTAATTCAGGTCAATACAATCAATTAAACTTGATGTATAGAAATGAAAGTGTAGGTGGTTGGGAAGAATACAAAAACTATCTCAATACTATTATTGC